ATGTTAACAGTAGAACAGTTTAAGAGTGCTTTACCCGATAAAGTGAAGAAGAGTGTTAATCAGGAATTGATTGATCAGATTAATCATACCCTTAGTGATCCTGACTTGTATGAGGCTTATAGGGATAATCTCTTGAGTTATACAAAGGTAATGGCAGATGGTAGATTTAAAATTGGAGATTATATTAATGCTGTGAAGTATGTCAGTCATAAACTTAGTGGTGGTACTAATATAGATGCATATAGTAGGACATTCCCTGATAAGATTATTAGGTTTGCTGCTACTAATGTTGCTAGTAAAGATGTGGCTAGTTATGTCACTGCATATAATAAATCTAAGCTGGTTAATCTGATTTATGAGCAGACGTTGATTCCGCATTATGTGTTGAATCAAGATTTGTATCAGAAGGCACTGAATGTACAGGCTGAGTTGATGGTGGGTGCTAATAGTGAGAAAGTTAGGACTGATGCTGCAAATAGCTTGCTTACGCACTTGAGGATGCCTGACATTAAGAAAGTGGAGCTAGATATCACAATGAAGGAGGATAGCTCTATTAATGCCCTTAGAATGGCTACAATGGAGTTGGTAGCAAATCAGAGATTGGTGATGCAAGCTGGGCAGATGACTGCTGGTAGTATTGCTGGTTCCAAGCTACAATTGATTGATGAAGATTCTATTATTGATATTTAGGAGAGTAGGGTGGCAGATATAAATGAAGTGTTTAAGAAGACGGATGCTGCAGAGAAAGCTAATGGATTACCTTCAGGAACTTTACGCGCAATCATGCATAATGAGATTCGTAATAGTAATGCTTACTTAGACGAACCTGATAAATACCATTATCCTGTAGCTACTGATGGTAAGCATAGGACTAAGGATGGGGTGCAATCTAGTGCTTTTGGTCCTTTTGGTATTTTAGATTCTACAGCACAGAAACCAGGTTATGGGATTACACCACTAAAGGATAAAAGTCTTGATGAGCAGGTAAGATTTACAGCTGAGATGTTGTCCAAGACTGGTCAAAAATTAGGTGGATTAGATAAGGCACTAGATCTGTATGGTGGTAACACCCCTGGATATACTCAAAAAGTGTTAGCTAATATAGCTAATCCAGAAAGAATAGCAGTTAAAGGGTCCCAAGCACCTATAGCTGTAGCAAAAGATGAATCAACTATACAACCTAAGGATACTAATCCTGGTTTAGTACAAAATGCTCCTGTTGCTCCTGTAATTGCACAAGCACCTGTTGCTCCTGCAGTTCAAGAAAAAGCTATACAACAATTAGTACCTGTAATTGCACAAGCTCCTATTGTTAAAGAGGTACCTGTACCTGTAGCCGTCCCTATAGCGAAAAATGTAAATCCTATGGAGGAAATGCAAGCTGCTGAACCTATTACACCTGAAGCACTTCAATATGCTCAAGCAGCTGTACCTAAACAACCTTCCCTCTATGAGATGATGGATGCGTATGGTGCAGAAAGTCCTGTGGCGACTGTTACACCTATGGGGTCATTACAGCAAATGGCACAGCTACAACAAAGTCAGAATATCAGAAAGGCAGCAGCAGCAGCAGCTAATTTGGGAGAAGGCCTTGCCCCTGTAGATACACGTGTTGCAGGCACTAATGAACAACTTGCTCAGATTCAGCAGGAAAATAGACCTATGGCAACGTTTAATAATATCTTGGCTAATCAACGAGCGGAAGCAATGAATTATGGATAATGAGTTACATAAAAGAGTTGAAGACTATTTAAATGAATTAGATTATTCAGATAATCCAGACTATGTGCCTAGTGAGTTTGCTCTGGAATTTGTCACCTTTATTAAGTTAGTAAATGGCGGGCAAGGGGAAGAAAATCTTACACCTGTTGTACATTATAAAATGTTGGACACGCTGACTAATAACGGGAAGTTAGTTATTAATTTATGTCATCGTGGTATGGGTAAAACTGTAATTATGGGGGAATACCTATTTTTATACTTAGGGGTGTATGGCCATTTACCTGGCTTTGGTAAAGTCGATGTTGCACTTTATGTGTCTGACTCTATTGAAAATGGTGTTAAGAATATGAGAAAGAATCTACAGTTTAGATATGATAACTCAGCATTCTTAAAGCAATATATCCCAGAGGCTAAATTTACCGATATTAGGTGGGAATTTATTAATGCAGATGGTAATGTCTTTATTGTTAAAGGGTATGGTGCACAGACTGGTGTTCGTGGTGCCAAAGAAATGGGCAAACGACCACAACTTGCGGTACTTGACGATCTTATTAGTGATGAGGATGCAAGGTCTGCTACAGTTATTGCATCAGTAGAGGATACAGTTTATAAAGCAGTGACATATGCTTTGCATCCTTCTAATAATATGATTATTTGGAGTGGTACACCTTTTAATGCTAAAGACCCTTTGTATAAGGCAGTTGAGTCAGGTGCATGGGAAGTAAACGTATTTCCAGTATGTGAGGCATTTCCATGTACGAAAGAGGACTTTAGAGGTAGTTGGGAAGATAGATTCACGTTTGAATATGTTAAAGATAAACATATGAAGGCATTACAGCTTGGAAAGGTTGATACATTCAACCAAGAGTTAATGCTACGTATTATGTCTGATGAAGATCGTATGATTCAGGATGGTGATATCGGGTGGTATAAGATTGATTCAGTTATTAGAAATAAAAATAAGTTTAATTTCTATATTACTACCGACTTTGCTACCTCTGAGAAAGATAAGGCAGACTTTAGTGTCATATCAGTTTGGGCATATAATAATGTAGGTGATTGGCTTTGGGTAGATGGGATATGTAAGCGTCAGTTAATGGATAAAAACATTGATGATTTATTCAGACTGGCTCAGGTATATAAACCACAATCAGTGGGTGTAGAAGTATCTGGTCAACAGGGTGGGTTTATTCAATGGATTCAGGGACAAATGTTAGAACGTAATATATACTTCCCTTTAGCAAGTGAAGGTAATGACTCTAAAGCAGGAATACGACCTAATACTAACAAACTGGTTAGATTTAATACTGTTGTACCCTGGTTTAAAGCACGTAAAATGTTTTTCCCTATTGAACGTAAAACAGAACCTCCTATGATAGAAGCAATGAATGAACTTAGTTTAGTTGCAGTAGGCGGAATGCGTAGTAAACATGATGATTTTCTTGATACTATATCCATGCTATGTGCATTAAATCCTTGGAAACCTTCTGAAGAGGCAGAGCTCCATGAAAGTCCTAAAAAAGATGGAATGTGGGACATTGATGAAGACGATGGACCTATAGATAGAATGGCTTCATACATCGTATAATACTTATTTCGAGAGAAACATATGAAATTACAAGAAATTTTTGATCTTCTAACTTTTGGTGAGTTAGCTCAGTTAAGTATTGGAGGAGGCGAAGCAGGAGTTATTGACGATATTAATATGGCTAAGATCCTTCCTCATATTAATTTAGGTCTTACATCTTTATATAAACGGTTTAATTTAAAAACTTCATCTTTAATGGTACCTTTAGTTGTAGGACAGGAGATATATCCTATTATCCAAGAGGATTTAATAAAAATCCTTGAAATATATGCCCCTACCACTGAAGAAGTATCATTAAATGATCCTACGAATACCTTTGGATGTTTCACACTTAGCTCTAATACCCTATTAGTTAGTACATTTTTAACCAATACTCGTGCATATCAGTATTTAACGATAGTCTATAAAGCAAATCATCCTAAATTACAGGCAGATGATGGATATGTTGATGTTGATACACTGCTTATAGAGTTACCTGACTCATACATTGAACCTCTGCTCTACTTTGTAGCAGCAAGACTCTTATCTTCTACTGGCTCAGGACAATTTGAAGGACTTGCATCCATGCAGTATATGCAAAAGTATGAAAATGCTTGTCAACAGCTTACAAATTGGAACCCACAAGCTGAAGCTTCAAGAGAAGAATCACGAATTAGAACAGGAGGATGGGCATAAACATGAAGAATCAGAATGATATAGAAGAAAAAGATATCGTATTACCAGAACACTGGACTAAACCTCCGACATTAAGAGAATTAAAGCAAGATCAGCAAGAAGCAAGGGCAATCCATATAGGTAGAGTAGAGAAAATATCTACTTGGCTTGATAATATGAATATGACAGGGAAGAATATTCTTAAAACACCTGGAAACCAGTCATCTATTCAGCCTAAATTAATTAGAAAACAGGCAGAATGGCGATATGCTGCATTAAGTGAACCATTTCTATCTACGGTAGATGTGTTTAATGTTAATCCTGTTACATGGGAAGATAAAGAAGCTGCTCGTCAAAATGAATTACTTTTAAATTATCAATTAAATACCCAATTAGATAAAACCCGATTTATTGATGAATACATTAGAACTGCGGTAGATGAAGGCACTGTAATTGTACAGCTTGGATGGGAATTCCAAGAAGAGACATATACTGAAGAGGTTCCTGATATTGAGTTTAGAGTTAATCCTGAGTTAGCTGAGTTACATCAGGAATTGATGCAGATGCAGCAGATGTCACCTAGTCAATATAATACAGATGTCCCTGAAGAGCTTAAACAGGCACATGAGATGTCTATGCAGTCAGGACAACCTATTGAGCCAGTAGATTTAGGTACATTTACTGTACAAGAGAAAGTAAGAACTTTGGTTAATAGACCTACACTAGAGGTTTGTGATTTTCGAAATATTATGATCGATCCCACAGCTCAAGGTGATTTAGAAAAAGCCAACTTTATTATTAAAAGTTATGAGACTAGTAAATATTTACTTAAGAAGGATGGTAAGAAGTATCAAAATATTGATAAAATTAATATAGATAGTTCATCTGTACTGGCTTCACCAGATCATAGTGCAAAATTAGCAGAACAGAACTTTAATTTTAAAGATGATGCTAGAAAGAAATTTGTGGTGTACCAATACTGGGGTAAAGTTGATATTGACGGTAGTAATAATGTCGTATCTATTGTCGCAGAATGGGTAGGGGACGTATTGATCCGTATGGAAGAATCCCCATTTCCAGATAAGAAATTACCCTTCATAATGGAGCATTATCTTCCTGTTCGTAAAGATAACTATGGTGAACCTGATGGAGCTTTATTAGAGGACAATCAGAAAGTAATTGGTGCAGTAACTAGGGGTATGATTGATATTCTAGGTAAGTCTGCTAATGGACAGACAGGTATTCGCAAGGATATGTTAGATTCTGTTAACAGAAAGAAATTTGAATCAGGGAAAGATTATGAATTTAACTCAAATGTAGACCCTAGACAGGGTGTATTTATGCATGTGTTTCCTGAAATTCCTAATTCTGCTCAATTTATGCTTCAGTTACAAAATATGGAAGCTGAATCACTTACAGGCGTTAAATCATTCAGTCAGGGTGTATCTGGTGCGAGTTTAGGTGACGTAGCAAGTGGTATTAGAGGAGCATTAGATGCTGCATCAAAACGTGAGTTAGGTATATTACGTAGATTATCAAATGGTATAGTTAAAATTGGTAGAAAACTAATCACCATGAACGCTGTATTCTTATCTGAAGAGGAGATTGTAAGGGTAACTAATGAACAGTTTATTAAAATCAGACGAGATGATCTTCCGGGTAATTTTGATCTATCGTTATCTATTTCAACAGCTGAAGAAGATAACAACAAAGCAGAACAATTAGCCTTTATGCTTCAAACAGTGGGTCCTAATATGGATCCAGAGCTATCCAAGATAATCTTGAGTGATATAGCCAGACTTCGTAAGATGCCTGACTTAGCACAGAAGATCATTAGCTTCCAACCACAGCCTGATCCATTCCAAGAACAGATGAAACAATTAGAGATGGCTAAACTACAGGCAGATATCGCACTTCTTGAATCTAAGACACAAGAAAATTATGCAGACATTCAACTACGTGGAGCTAAGTCTGGAACTGAAGCAGCTAAACAACAACACCTTAAATCAGACACAGATCTTAAGAATCTTAACTTCTTGGAGCAAGAGTCAGGTGTTACACAGAAACGAGAAAAAGAATTACATAGCCTGAAAGCACAAGCAGATGGTGCCATGCAACAACAAGACCTAGCTTATAAAGAGTCTAAAGATACCAAAGACTTCTTAAAAAGTTATTTGACCACAAAGGCTAAAGGCTGATATAAGATAGCCTTTATACATTATTAACCATAACTGAGTAACAGACTACATATGTCATTAACACACATTGAAGCACTTGAACAAGATATTACTACTGCAAATGCATCGGTATCTCTTGGTAACACACTCGATCGTTTAAAAAAGAATAAAGATTTCAATACTATCATTGTTAAAGGATTCTTTGAGGTAGAAGCCATTAGATTGGTACATCTAAAAGCTAGTCCTAGTATGCAGACTAAGGAGTCTCAAGATAGTATCATTGCTCAAATCGATGCTATTGGATCTTTAAGTGGATACTTAGATACTATTATCTTACGTGCTAGAATGGCACAACGAACATTAGAAGATGCTTCTGAGCAATTATCAGAGTTCTATAGTGAAGGAGAGTCAGAATGAGCACTGAATTAGATAATGAAGTAGTAGTAGAGGAAGACACCAATACTGCTAACGTACTTGAGATGTCTGATGAAGACTTCCTTAACTCTGCTACCTATGAAGAATCTCCGAGTAATGAAGAAATAGTGGCTGAATCAGAACTAGATGATAATGATTCAGATACGGAAGATACTCAAATAGATGAAGCACCTAACCAAGTTGTACAGGACCAAGATACAGAAGCTACAGCTGATGTAGAAGATACAAAACAAGTAGAAGAAACTGATTTTGATTATAAAACTGCATATGAACAGATCATAAAACCTTTTAAGGCTAATGGTAAGGACATTCAGGTTAATTCAGTAGAAGATGCTGTATCACTCATGCAAATGGGTGCTAACTATCAAAAGAAGATGTCAGGGTTAAAACCCAGTCTTAAAATTCTGAAGTTATTAGAAAATAATAATCTTCTTGATGAATCTAAATTAAATTTTTTAATTGACTTGGATAATAAAAATCCAGAGGCGATTACTAAATTAATTAAAGAAAGTGGGATAGATCCATTTGAACTCGATACCGAGAAAGCAAATGAATATAGACCAACCAATAGATCAGTAGACGATCGTGCAATTGCTTTGGACACAGTATTAGAAGAGATGCAAGATTCTCCTACATACACCAGAACACTTGATATCGTGAGTAAACAGTGGGATGGTTCTAGTAAACAAACAATTGCGGCACAACCTCAACTACTTAAAGTTATCGATGACCATATGGCCTCGGGAATTTATGACATTATCAGCACTGAGGTAGAACGCGAACGCATGTTTGGTCGATTAGATGGCCTCTCAAACATTGATGCTTATCGTAAAATTGGGGATGCAATTCAGGCTAGAGGTGGATTTAACCATATTGGAAATCCTACACCCAACCAGCCAGTTATCGTAACTCCGAAACCTAAAGCGGATGACACGCAGTTGAAAGAAAAACGTAGAGCAGCTAGTTCTACACCTATTGCTGCTAAAGCAACAGGAAAGAGTGAATTTAACCCTTTATCTATGTCAGACGCTGAATTCAGCAAAATGTCTGCATCACAATTTTATTAAAATAGGAAACTAAATCATGGCATCACAAACAGTAGGTCGTACATTCAATGACCCAGCAAACGGTTCACCATCATCTGTTGGTGTTCAAATCAATAACTTTTTCTTTCAAAAGAAAGCTTTAATCGATATTGCTCGTGAAGCATATTTCGGTCAATTGGCTGATACAATTTCAATGCCTAAAAATATGGGTCAAAAGATCCGTAGATACCATTACATGCCCTTGTTGGATGAACGTAACTTAAATGATCAAGGTATTGATGCTGCTGGTGTTGAAATCAAAAATACAGATTATTTTGTTACCTTACCTAGAGCTGTATTACAGATTGCTAATGCTTCTGCTGCTGGTGCAGTTACTGCAATCAATGCTAATGCAGGCTATGCTGGTGCAACTGTTGTTGCAGTAGCTGGTGCAGCTGATTCAGGTGGCACAGGTTTAGCTAACATTACTGTAACTGGTCCATTGACATTTAAAGTAGACACAGTCACTAAAGCCAATGCAATTGTAGCCTTAAATCTTGGTGCATTTAGCAAACAAGGTTCTGGTAACTTGTATGGTTCAGCTAAGGACGTAGGTTCTATCTCAGGTAAATTACCTGCTGTATCTGAAACAGGTGGTCGTGTTAACCGTGTAGGCTTCAAACGTATTGAGTTAGAAGGTACATTTGAGAAATTTGGTTTCTTCGATGAATATACACAAGATTCTATCGACTTTGATACAGACGCTGATTTAGCACAACACTTAAATACTGAAATGTTAAAAGGTGCAAACCAAATGACAGAAGCAGCATTGCAAGTGGATTTGTTAAATAACGCAGGTACTATTCGTTATGCTGGTGCTGCAACATCTAAATCAACTGTAACAGCTACTACTGTAACTTATGGCGATTTAATGCGTTTATCTATTGATTTAGATAATAACCGCACACCTAAATCTACTAAGATTATTACTGGATCAAGAATGATTGATACAGCTACTATTATGGGTGGACGTGTTGCTTATATTGGTTCTGAATTAATTCCTACTTTCAAAGCAATGAAAGATTTGCATAATAATCCTGCATTTGTTCCTGTACATCGCTATGCTGATGCAGGTACAGTAATTCATGGTGAAATCGGATCTATTGATGCATTCCGTTTTGTAGTAGTACCTGAAATGCAAAAATGGGCTGGTGCTGGTGGCGATGCTTCAGCTACAACAACTCATTATGAAACAGGACAACGTTATGATGTATTCCCAATCTTAGTAGTTGGTGATGAATCATTTACTACTATTGGTTTCCAAACTGATGGTAAATCTGTCAAATTTAAAATTACACATAAAGCACCTGGTGAAGCTACAGCTGATCGTTTTGATCCATATGGTGAAACAGGCTTTACATCTATTAAATGGTGGTATGGTTTTATGTCTTTACGTCCTGAACGTTTAGGTATGATCTTAACTTCTGCTACTCTTTAATAGCACATCGTTAGAGGGTAGGTATAATGCCTGCCCTCTATTTTTTTATCCTTCATAGAGACAAACATGACTGAAATTACAGATTTACCTTTAGAAGCTTTATTACCAGATGAATTAACAACTTTAAAAGCTCGTGCAGATGTATTAGGTTTGCAATATCACCCATCTATTAAAGTGGAAAAATTACGTGAAAAACTTGCTATTATTGCAGCAGAAGATGCTCCTAAACCAAGCCTAGATACTAAAGAAGAAGAAACAGAACAGCAGATGAAACGTCGTATTAAAAACGAATGTTTACGATTAGTACGTGTTCGTATTGTTTGTATGAATCCAGCTAAGAAAGAATGGCAAGGTGAGATTTTTAGTGTAGGTAATGCGGTTATTGGTACGGTTAAAAACTATGTACCCTTTACTGCTGAAGATGGTTGGCATGTCCCTGCAATTATCTTACAAATGATGGAAGAAAGGATGTGTCAAGTATTCACAACTACTAAAGATTCACGAGGTAACTCAGGGAGAAGAGGTAAATTAATTAAAGAGTTTGGTATTGAGTATTTACCTGACTTAACATCAGATGAGTTAGCAAAACTAGCTGCAAGACAAGCAGCATCTAAATCATTAGAAGATTAATCAATAAGGAACCTAGATAACATGGCAACAACAACAGCAGTACCTATTCTACCAATTACAATTGGTGATCTCACCACATCAAGCTTAACAGGTACAGGCATTTTTGATGTATTAATGCGAGCTAATAAGGTTCACTTAGAAGCAGAATTTACTAAGAACCGTATTAAAGGTCCTGAGTATGCCACTGTTTATTTAGGTTCACTAGAATCTGTTATGAGTACCTCTCTACAGTTCTTGCTTCAGAAAGATAAAGTTAGCTTAGAAGCTCAAATGATTGAGCAGCAACTAATTATGGCTGAAATTGAAGCAAGGAAAGTTGAGGCAACTATCAAACAATTGGATGCTCAGATCATTCTGGCGGGAATCCAAGCAGATATTGCTAAGTCAGAGTTAGAAATCTCTAAGGCTAATCTAGTGAAGATTCCTGTAGAGGTCTTATTGCTTACAGCTCAAGTAGCTATTGCTGCACAACAAAAAATAAACCTAGATACTGAGGAATTAAATATCTTTAGTCAGGGTTCTCAAATTGAAGCTCAGACATATTTAAATACAAAACAGGCACTACAAGTTGAACAACAAACAGCTAATCTTTTAGAAGAGAAAGGAAATATCTCTAAACAAGGTTTATTAGTTGATGCACAAAAAACTTTGGCTACAAACCAAGGAATCAATACTGCATCTGAGAAGTTCAATATTGAAGCACAGAAATTACAAATTGAAGCGCAAACAGCTAATGTTGTGCAACAGCTTTTAAATACCCAAGCAGAAGAGTTAAATCTGTACAGTCAAGGTGCTCAGATTGATGCACAAACTAGGTTAACTAACGTACAAGAAATACAGGCTGCTGAACAGATTAAAAGTATCACACAGCAAATATTAAACACCCAAGCAGAAGAGCTCAATATATATGCTCAAGGGGCACAAATTAATGCTCAAATTGGAGTCACTGAAGCACAAGAATTAGTAACAAAACAACAGCTCAATAACCTACAAGCTGAAGAATTAAACATATATGTACAGGGATCAATGTTAGGAACTCAAATTGAGCAACTAGGTCAGCAAATCATCAATCTTCGAGCTGAGGAGTTAAATCTATTCTCTCAAGGGGCCCACCTTGAAGCACAGGCTGGATTAACATCACAACAGACTAAAAATCTAATAACTGAGGAGTTAAATTTAGGTAAACAAGGCCTTCAGTTAACATCTCAAACTTCTGTAACAAATCAACAATTCCAAAATCTACAGGCTGAAGAGTTAAATGTCTATGCTCAAGGGTCACAAATTGTGACTCAAACAGATTTAATAGATAAACAGATTGAGCAAGCTATTCAGCAATTATCTAATTTAAAAGCTGAAGAGCTTAATATATACTCACAAGGACTTAACTTGGATGCTCAAGTTACATTAGCTGAGTGGAAAATTGAATCTGAGAAGAGACAAACTGTGGGTATTGGTATTTATGACTGTGATGGGAAATTGGTAGCTGATACCGTAGCTAGAAGTAGTATTATTGAAAGACAGAATGCAGTTATTACAGCAACGGAGTGTAAACTGAAAGCAGAACATAATCTTCTTGTTGAAACTAAAAGTAAAACAACAGCAGAAAAGCTTTTATTAGAACAGAAAAAAGTAACTGAATCCGCTCAGACTACAGGAACAAGTGCAACTGATGACAGTATTGTAGGTAGACAAAAAGGACTCTATGAAGCACAAACAAAGGGCTTTACACGGGATGCTGAACAAAAAGCAGCTAAGATTGCTGTAGATGCCTGGGCTACTGAATTAATGGCTAATCCTGAAAGTGCATCTGTAGGCTCAGGTGTTTCATTGGGATCTAGAAATGCTATTATAAAGGCACTACTTACACCTTTAGTAGCAACTAACGAATACGAGGCTGTATCTAAACCTCCCACTACTACTACTACTACTACTAAATAAAGCGAGATACAAACTGATGTATAATAAAGGGAACTTCGGTTCCCTTTTATTTATTAGGACACATATATATGGGATTATTCACAAGTAAAATAAAAACAACAATTACTGTAGCTACACAAGCTATGCGTCTAATACCAGACAATCAGGTACCGGAATCATTGCGAACTGGGACATTTGAAGCTCTTGTACAAAATCAGAATTTATCAGATACAGTAGAAAATAAATTAGTTGATGGCATTGGTAGGAAAATGCACTTACTCTATAATGCTGCTAAAAAGAAATACTTCTATGGTCTTCCAACGGGGCAATTCCTTGCAATGCAACATGGGGATACTGCTGTTATAGCTGCACTTGCCTTAGCAGAAAAAGTAAAGGTAACAGATATTCGATTAGAGTATTCATACTTTATGCCTCTAAATCTATATCACCAAGCCTGGTTAGAATTAATTAAAGATCATCAATACGACCCTACTACAAATAAATTAGGTAAGCTATCCGCACAATTAAAACAGACTGTTTATTTAGATGACCTCGTATTAAATATTGAAGAGGAAGAATCTCCCTACTTAAGTAATATTACTGATCCCTGGGGTAGACCAACAAAGTCTGAATACTCACCAACACGTGCGTATGCGGGAGACTCTACATCCTATGTAGATAAATCTACTAAAGTGGTTTATAACAATCCTGTTCCTAAATTAAACAAAGTTACATTTCATGTGTACTATGCATACAATCAAGTAGTTGATCCCGTAACCTCCCCTACATCAGTTCCAGGTACTGTACTCAAAGAGTTTACTCTTACACCTGATATGACGGATATTGAAAGTAGGATAGATCCTATTACAGATGAAGAGACTAACCTTTATTACAGTAATGATTTTTATCAAATTAAGTATGCAGTTAATAATGTAATTAAATTTATAACTAAGGAAGCAGATTGGTTATCAGATAGAAATAAAGCTGAAACTATATTTACTAAACCACAAGTATCTACTGTAGAAGGAGGATTATTCCCATTCTTTTATTTACGCTGGGATAAGATTGATCAATCAATAGATAAAACAACTGAAGCATACAAAGATACTAAACGAATCTTAAAATCCGTTAGTTTAGACTATGATTATATGTGTGATCAAATTCATAATGAAGATATCACTGAAAAAACAGGTGAACAGGAAACGTATGTTGATCAAGACCCAATGTCTAGCACATTTAAAGAGACGTTAACTAGAGAGAAAACTACACCTGTTAAAGATGCTAATGGAAAAACAAAAAAGAAAAAAAATCCCAAACTTAAAGACATAAAAAGTATCATAATGGTAATGGCTATCTCTGCTAATTCAACGAATGAAGTTGATATTCAATACTTACATGCATTCTTTAGTCAGTGGGCTACAGATCCTAATAATAAATCTGATGCTGATGTATTTTTAACTGTTGGAAATAACAAGAATGGGAATGTACGTCAAGCCTTATTAACAAATTTAGTTAATTTAGGGGCTGAAAATTATAATGCAATTACTATTCAAGATAAACGTTTTAAAATATCCTTACAGCATCATGGCATTACCATTACACATAGATATGAGCCTGTAAGAGCTAAGACAGCTAAAACA